GGGTTTAGTCCTGTTGAAGGATTTGCAGGTGGTGGTACAAGTGATGGTTCTGGTGGTGGAGGTGGTGGAGCAACTGCTGTTGGAGCAAGTGCTGGAGCATGGCCTTCTCCTGGTGGAAATGGTGGAGCTGGTGCTCCCAATGATATTTTAGGTCCCGCTACTACATACGCTGGTGGTGGTGGAGGTGGTGGACAAAACTCAACTGCTGGTACTGGTGGAGCAGGTGGTGGTGGAGCAGGAAATAATAATGCTGGAAGTCCTCCAGGTGGAGCTGGTACAGTTAATACTGGTGGCGGTGGTGGATCTGGTGGATCTGCAACTCCTTGTGTCCCTTCAGGTGGATTAGGTGGATCAGGTATAGTAATTGTTAGAACACCTTCTGCATATACATTAGCGGTTAGTCCAGGAACTAATACATCAACAACACACCCAGGTGGTGACAAACTAGCTAAGTTTACAGTTACCGGAACCTTGACAATTTCATAATAGTATTTTATAGTCTTTTTATAAAGACATATGCAACTACAGAATTATTACTATTGGTTTAAAAATGCCATTCCACATCATGTGTGTGATGATATTGTTCGTTATGCAAAATCTATTCAAGATCAAATGGCTGTAACTGGTGGTTATGGTGATAAAAAATTAAATAGAAAAGAAGTACAAAATTTAAAAAAGAAAAGAGATTCAGATATAGTTTGGTTAAACGAACGTTGGATTTATAAAGCTATTCACCCTTATATTCATCAAGCTAACAAAGATGCTAATTGGAATTTTCAATGGGATTTTTCTGAGTCTTGTCAATTTACAAAATATAAAAAAGGTCAGTACTATGACTGGCATTGTGACAGTTGGGATAAACCTTATGATTCTCCCAACACACCAAGTCATGGTAAACAAAGAAAATTATCTGTAACTTTATCTTTATCATCAGATAAAGATTACAAAGGTGGTGAGTTAGAATTTGATTTTAGAAACCATGATCCAGATAAAAAAGTAAATACCCATGTATTAAAAGAAATAAGATCTAAAGGTTCTTTAGTTGTATTTCCTTCTGATGTATGGCATAGAGTTAAACCGGTCAAAAGTGGTATTAGACATAGTCTAGTAATTTGGAACCTTGGATGGCCATTTAAATAGGAAAGATATGAAAAAGAAAAAGAAAAGAATTAAAAAACCAGAACCAATAACTTACCCTAAAAAATTAAATAGGGAAGAATACTTTAAATGTCCTATATGGTTTGGTGATGCACCAGAATTTGTTGATGAAATAAATAATGCCTCAGATAGTTATATTGACATGGCTAGAAAAAACATGCAGCCTCAGATAGATAAACGTAACAAAGCCAATAAAACCAAAGGTGATCTAGGTAGTGTTTATCATTCAACAACTTTAATAGGAGACCCTAAATTTAAAAGATTAACAGATTATATAGGCGCAACTTCACATAATTTATTAATGGAAATGGGTTTTGATATGAGTGGTCATCAATTATTTACTACAGAAATGTGGGTACAAGAATTTGCAAAAAGTGGGGGTGGTCATCATACATTGCATACACATTGGAATGGTCATATGTCTGGTTTTTATTTTTTAAAAGCTAGTAACAAAACTTCATTACCTTTATTTGAAGATCCAAGACCAGGGAATATAATGAATCTTTTACCTGAATTAGATAAAACAAAAATAACTTATGCTAGTTCAGTAGTGCATTATCAGGCAGAACCAGGCCGATTAATATTTTTTCCGTCATACCTGCCTCATCAATATGTAGTTGATTTAGGTGTAGAGCCATTTAGATTTATACATTGGAATTGTCAAGCAATACCAAAAGGAGTTGTTCAATGGAACCCAAAATAATAAAAGATTTTTTAGAGCCAGAACAATTTGAAGATATTAAAAAAATGTTTTGCCTACCTACTTTTCCTTGGTATTTAAATAAAATATTAAATCAAAATGAAGAAAAACAATTTACACATTCTTTTTTTTTAAGACAAAAAAGAAATTCAGAGTTTTTTCCTTTTCTTCGTCCTTTTTTAAAAAAATTAAATATGTTTATATTAGTAAAAGCTAAAGCTAATTTACTTTTAAAAACCCCTACAATAAAAGAACACGGTTTTCATAAAGATTTTGATTTAAATCATATACCTCTTTTAACTGCCGTGTATTATGTTAATACTAATGATGGATACACAAAGTTACAAAATGGAACTAAAGTACCAAGCGAAGAAAATAGTATATCTATTTTTGATACTCAAGAAATGCATACAGGAAGTACATGTACTGATAAAGACCATCGTATAGTATTAAATTTTAATTATATAGAAGGAGTAGAAGAAATAGAAGGAGTAAAAGATGACATTTAAAAAAAATAAATACAAAATATTAAAAGCAGCAATATCACTTGAACTAGCAGAGTTTGTTTATACTTATTTTTTAAACAAAAGAACTACAGCTAGGTTTTTGTTTGATCAAAAATATTTGTCACCATTTAACACAGAGTATGGTGTATGGAATGATGAGCAAGTTCCTAATACTTATTCACATTATGGTGATTTAGTTATGGAAACTTTACTTGGTAAACTAAATGACAAAATGAATAAAGAAACTGCACTAAAGTTAAGTCCTACTTATTCCTATGCAAGAATTTATAAAAAAGGAGATGTTCTAGTTAGACATAAAGATAGATATTCATGTGAAGTATCTACTACATTAAACCTAGGTGGTGATCCATGGCCTATATATTTAGATCCAACAGGAAAACAAGGACAAGCTGGTGTTAAAGTAAATCTTGAGCCAGGAGATATGTTAATTTATTCTGGTTGTGATTTAGAACATTGGCGAGAACCTTTTGAAGGTAAAGATTGTGCACAAGTATTTTTACATTATAATAATTTAAAAAGTAAAGATGCTAAACAAAATTTATATGACAAGCGTCCTATGTTAGGTTTACCTTCATATTTTAAAGGCTTTACAGTACCTAAAAAATAATATATACAACAAGCTTGCGGAGGGATGATCCACCACAGATTCCCTCTGCTTTAAAACCTATTGAAATCACTTACAATCTGATATAGTACCTAGTAAACAGGATTTTATATGCTACAAAAAATAGCCTTTTTACCAGGATTTAATAAACAAATTACTCCAACAGGTGCCGAAGGACAATGGACCGGAGGAGAAAATGTTAGATTTAGATATCAATCACCAGAAAAAATAGGTGGTTGGAATCAACTAGGAGCTAATAAATTAACAGGTGCTGCAAGAGCACAACATCATTTAGTAAGTACAGGTTCTATTAACTATTCAGTTATAGGAACTAATAGAATTTTGTATGTTTATTCTGGAGGTATCTTTTATGACATACATCCTATTAAATCTACATTTGCAGGAGCTACTATTACTACAACTAATGGATCTCCAACGGTTACTTTTACAATAAGTTCTACTTCAGGAATGTTAGCTGGAGATATTCTTTTTATTAGTGGCGCAAGCACCACGGTTCCCGGAACAACTAATTTTACAGCAGCAGATTTCGATAATAAAAGATTTATGATTACTACTGTTGATAGTAGTACGACTGTTAGTGTTACTATGGCATCTAATGAAACAGGGGCCGGAGGCACAGGAGGTAGTACAACTGTTAATTTATATTATCCAGTAGGACCAGCCGAACAATTAGGAGCTTTTGGTTGGGGTATATCACAATTTGGTGGAACTATTTCAGGCCCTACTCCAACAGGCATTACATTAAATGGAGCTTTAGCTGATGATACCAATGGTAATAATGGTTCAGCTACACAAATAACATTGACAAGTGTAACAGGTTTACCTAGTTCGGGGACTAATTTTATTTTAGTGGGAGCAGAAGAAATTTCTTACACAGGAATAGATGTTGCTAGCAAATTACTTACAGGAATTACAAGAGCAGCAAGAGGTTCTACAAGAGCATCACACGCTGCTACTGCAGCAATTACTAATACATCTTCTTTTACAGGATGGGGTTCACCGGCTTCTAACACAGACTCAGTAACAGATCCTGGACTATGGTCCTTGGACAATTTAGGTACAACTCTTATTGCATTAATTCATAACGGTGAGTGTTTTAAATGGGACGCTGATGCATTAAATGCAACAAACACTAGAGCAGTAATTATTCCAGGTGCACCAACAGCATCACGTGATATGTTAGTGTCAACTCCTGACAGACACTTAGTATTTTTTGGTACAGAAACAACAATAGGTAGTAAAGGAACACAAGATGATATGTTTATTCGTTTCTCAGACCAAGAAGATATAGAACAATATACACCAACAGCAATCAACAGTGCAGGTTCACAAAGACTGGCTGATGGATCACGGATCATGGGTGCAACACTTGGTAGAAATGCTTTGTACGTTTGGACTGATACAGCTATGTTTACTATGAGATTTGTCGGAACTCCATTTACATTTGCTTTCGAGCAAGTAGGAACTAACTGTGGATTAATTGGCATGAATGCAGCAGTCGAAGTTGATGGTGCTGCGTATTGGATGTCGACCAATGGTTTCTTTAGGTACACTGGACGATTAGAATCTATGCAATGTTTAGTAGAAGATTTTGTTTTTGAAGATATTAATGAGTCATCTAATCAATTAATTAATGCAGGTATTAATAATTTGTTTGGTGAAATTAATTGGTGGTATTGTACTAACACTTCTAATGTAGTGGATAGATGTGTAACTTATAATTATTTAGACTCAACAGCTAAACGTCAAATTTGGACAGTTAATGCTAGCACTTTATTTAAAAGAACTACATGGGAAGATTCTTCTGTATTTGGTTTGCCTCATGGCACAGCTTATAATGCAGATGATGATGCGTCTTATGATGTAGTTGGAAATACAGACGGGACTACTATATATTTTGAACACGAAACAGGAAACAATCAAATAACTGTATCAGGAACTGTTGCTATTCCAGCTAATATTACTTCAGGTGATTTTGATATTACGCAAGATCAAAGAGAAGGAATTACATTTAGAGGAGATGGTCAATACATGATGAGAATTAGTAGATTTATTCCAGACTTTATAGAACAAACTGGAAATACTATTGTACAATTAGATTTAAGAGACTATCCTAATGACGCTGCAGCAAGCTCATCACTAGGTCCCTTTACTATTACATCTACAACTGATAAAGTAGACACACGAGCTAGAGCAAGAGCTGTGGCAGTTACTATTTCTAATACAGGAGTAGATCAAAATTGGAAAATGGGCACATTTAGATTAGATGTCCACGCAGGAGGAAGACGATAATGGATATATTACAACTTGTTATACAGTTTGGTCCTGCTGTTGTAAAAGCTATGGGTTACAAAAATGAAGATGTAGATGCAGCAGTCGAATCAATGACAAGTGGTGGATTTAGCAACATGTTTACAGGAGGAGAAGGTGTAACAGCGTTACTTAAAGACCGAGGTAAAAAATTTTTAGGTAATCAAGCTTTTAAAGCATTAACTGGAAGTGGTTCAGGTGGACTTAGTAGCATAATGGGTCCTGGACTTTTAATGGGAGGAGCAATGATGTTAGGCAGAGCTTATGATCCAACAAGAGAAGGCTCACGTAATTATAATCCTGCGCTTAGAGGTCAAATAGATTATGCTTTAAGTAAAGGTTTAATAGGTAGAAATCGTGGTAGTGGATTGGAACAATACTCGAATAACTCTGTGTTAAGTGGTCAGAACGTTAAATCTCTGTTTGGAACAAATGATTATGCAACACAATTACAAAATCATATTGATAAATACGGAGATAAAGATGGAACAGCACAACAAGAATTAGACAATTTAAATATTGCTTCACAAGGTGTTGACATTAGCAATCCAAATGAAATGAAAAATGTTAATGGTGGCAATGATGGTGGTAATAATAGTGGTCAATCTACTTCCTCTTCAAATACTAATTCCCCGGGTCATCCATCAAATAGAGCTGATGGTGGAATTATGAAGGTCAACATGAATAGAGGTCGACTAGGAGAAACATTATATGGCTAAAATTGTACAATCATTAACAAGAGCATCTAGAGAATACGATGAAGCCGTATCTGCTAACCAAGTTAGAGACTTAGATGCTGTTATTGAAAAATTAAACACAACGTTTCAACAAGAAATTAAACAGGAGATAGAAGCTTTTAACTTCTTTTTATTTTAATGGCTATACAAAATCAATACGAATTTTTTGGTATAACAGGACAAGATTTAAGCACGCCTCAAACTATGTTTGGCACATCAGGTAGTGTGCAATTACCTTTAATTAGTGAAACTTATATTATTAAATCTATAAAAGTTGTATCAACTGGAACACCTATTATTACTATTACCGACAATAGTATAACAGTTATTAAAACAGCAGCTTTAACAGCTAATGTGAGTGAAGAATTATTAACACAACCTTTAATCGTTGAGGGAGCTACAACATTAACGGTAGGTGCTAGTAGTGCTAGTGCTACAGATGTAGGCATTAGCTTTTTAAATATCAAAAAATCAACAGTGGATTAATATGAATGAAATACCAGTACTAGAGCCGACAGAAGTAATTACAACGTATAGAAACAAAGCAACAGGTGAGGTTTTTAAAGATAGAAAAGACTGGGAAGCTAAAGGATACAAAAATGAAGACATGGCTCAAGACGTCAAAGTAATTATGCCAAGTCTTGATTTCTCTGGAAAAAACGGATAAGGTAAGAAACCCAAGGTTAAATTATGATGAATTTTCAAGACAAGCTACAAACAACTGCGCCTTCTATTAGATACGAAGGAGATATACGTCCTGAACAAGCTCAGCTTAGGCAACAACAGGCTCAAGCTATGATGCAAATGCAGCAACAACCTATGATGCAACAACCACAAGGTATGATGCAACCACAAATGCCTCAACCACAAATGCCTCAACCACAAATGCCTCAACCACAAGGTAGAATGCCTGCGGGTAGAATGCCTGCTATGGCCATGGGTGGAATTGCAGGATTAAATATGCCTGGTTATAATAGTGGTGGAACTGTAGGAAGTATGAGAGATCGTTTAAAGTCTAAAGGTTATGATTGGATTGATGATGCAGACGATGATACTGTTAGACAAATATTTGACAGTGAAGAAGGAACTTTTTCAATCCCAAGTAGATCATCAAAAGCCTACGGTGGTATTATGGGTGACGATGGCAGAAGACAATACGGAATCGGTTCATGGTTCCAGGAAAAAATTATGGATCCTATTAAAAACAATCCAGTAACTAGTGCAGTAGTAGGTGGAGCTTTATTAAATCAATTTGGTATTCCTTTTACGGGTAATGCTACGGATGGTAGAATGGGGCAAAATTTTATTGGAAATTTACTTGGTGGTAGAGATGCAGTTTTAGGTGCAGGTGGAGGAGACGGAGAAAAATTAATTAATTTAGGCGAGATAATGAAAGCTCGTGATTCTTCAAAACCAGATGCAAAAACTCCTTTCGGTTTAAGTACAGGAATGTTATCAACTATTGGTGGTGGAGTAGCAGGATTATTTTCTGATAGATTAAATCAATCAGAAGATGCAGAAGCTGATAGAGGTGTTGGTATTGGAATACAAAATATTGGTCAAGCTGCAAACATCTTGGATCCTAAACAAGGTCAAGCTGCAGGGTTAAGATTTTTACCAGAGCTTTCTACAAGAAAATATTCACCGGCAGAAATGTTAGTAGAATATGGAGCAACTAATAAACCACTAGCAACAGCTAACTTAGCTGATGGAGGTAGCCCTTTTCAAATGGATATGCCTAACTACGAACAAAATGTTATAAATCCTAATATGATGGAAGAGATTAAGATTTTAGTACAAGGTTTACAAAATCAAGGATTAGGTATGGAAGAAATTAAAGAAAAAATTATGATGGAAGTACCTAACATGACTATGGGTTTTGCTGAAGGTGGTGGAATTGGTGATATGATGGAAGAAGAATCAGAAATGATCGATATGGGTGGTATGGAAAAAGATTACAGAGAAGAAGGTGGCTTTGTACCAATTGGTGAGTACGAAAAAAAAGATGACGTACCAGCAAGACTAAGTGTTAATGAATTTGTATTTACAGCTGACGCTGTAAGAGGTGCAGGTGATGGAGACATTGACAAAGGTGCTGAGAGACTACAAGGTATCATGAAGGAATTAGAAAAACAGGGTAAACCCGAAGGCATGGAAATGATGGAAGTGTCTGAACGATTGAGTGAGGTAGTATAATGGCACTTGGAATAGCTAAAAGAGGACTTGGTTTATTAGGAAAAAAAGCTCCTAAAAAAAGATCAGATTTTAAATTAAAAAATAAATTAAAAAGAATTCAAAAAACACCGGATAAAAATTTTAAAAGTAGTAACCCGGCAACAGAAAAAAAAGTATCTGACAGAACAGGTTTTACTCATTATGAACGTAAGACTACTCCTGTAAAAGGTAGTCTAGGCAAGAAAACTTATAAAAGTGATGTAACAAAATATCACCGAGCACATCAACGAATGGGATTAATTAAGGATTAAATTATGGCAACATCAACAGTACAAAATTTACCAGCACAATATATATCTGATCTAGGTAAAGATTATGGAACACAGTTAGCAGGCTTAACAGCTGTACCACTGAACACGGACCTTTATGCTCCACAAGTAGCAGGTCAAGATCCACTTCAACAACAAGCTTACAACTTAACTGAATCAGGCATCGGTGCATATCAACCTTTCATGACACAAGCAGCAGCTTATTCAGGACCACAAGCTTATCAAGATTTTATGTCACCATATCAACAACAAGTTATCGATGCATCACTAGCAGCATTTGACAAACAAGCTGGTGCAGGCATGAGTAACATCGGTCAGCAAGCAGCAAAGACTGGTAACTTAGGTGGTGGTAGAGAAGGTGTACAAAGAGCAGAGTTTCAAGCTAACTCAGATATGAACAGAGCTTTACTACAATCAG